AGGCCGGCAATCGCAAGAAGCGGAAGCGCCATTACTCACCACCCATATATTCCCAAAGAATGTAATCAGCACCGTCGTTAAACTTCTTCAAAACCGCAAAGGACTTAAACCCGAATACCTGCATAAACCTGTGGTATCTAGGCTCGTCTGGAGTATTCGCCTGGATCCTATTAAGTCTTTTGGAAACGAAATAGTCTTCCATGACCTGCGGTATCTCCTTTATCACTTCCTTCACGCGAGACTTAAATCCGCGCTCCGGAATCATTACAACCTCAATAGTTCCCGGCGCCAATCGCAAAAGGCGAAGAACGAGGACGGGTTCTTCGTCAACGTAGAGCCGATAGATGTCGCACCCGAGTCCGCCATAAATCGACTTGGAGTCCAACGTCACCCATTGCCTATGTGCCAAACCCTACCTCCGTATCTACGACCAACCCAAGAAGCGTGAACGGAAACGGTTTCTCCTGCACAAACGTTACCGTCCTCGTAATCTCAAACTTATCAAAACCCGGTAAGTCTGTGTACCCAGAAAAGTACGGAGCCGGCCTTCCTGCGATATCATTACCTGTCCTGACTTTTATAGCGTCAAGATGGTAAACGTCCGATCCCGCGGCCACTCCGAGAGTGTCGCGCAAAAGTGCTTTGATGATGCCGACACTCTTATACTTACCCGACGTTATACCTGAACTTAGCAAAAGTTCAATAGGCATCGTCTCAATAATTCCAGTGTACGACTTTCCGATGACTCCGCAGCACGACGCATTGTTGAGGTCAATGCTGCCGTCTTCCACGGTCTTTGTACCTCCATAAGCGCCGTCCTCAACGACAGTCACTTCCTCTCCTTCGAGATGATCAAGACCTGAGATCGTGGTTTTCGTAATGTACCACGACCCTGACGCGATCGCAGTAACACTGGCAAACGCCTGTTCGATCTTGCCCTTGATCTGCGTGGGCGACGTATATTCCGTGATAAGCACAATGCCTGTTTCTGACCCGGTCGAATACTTCGGATAGATGTACTGACCGACCATGTCCGATGTAAAAACATTCGCTCCCGCGGTAAAGACCACGTCGAGCGTTCCGAGCGTGGTCGCTCCCGCACCTGGGGTCAGTGTCGTTGTCTGGGTGTTATCAAACGTAAGGGCGCTGTCAAGGAACACCTGCCGGCGCTGCGCTTCCCAAAGCATATTCAGCCAACGGAGTTTGTCCGCTTCCCTGTTCGCCCGGCCAGTGTAAAAGTTCTTGAATTTCGGAATGAGCGGGTTGTTTGCGGACACTTCGACCATGTACCGGGAAACCCCGTTGATCGTGCGCTTAACGCACGCCCACAACCGATCCTGGTTGGACGACTGAGGCTCACCGCAAAGTGAGATAACCCCGACCGCGCCGCCCATTTCGTGCGTATTCCACGCAACGATGGCCTCGCTTCTACGATACGTAAGACTCCGAAACTTTCCGTCGTTCAGAAGAACCCACAGAAGGTTCGGCTTTCCCTGCTGATACGCCATCTGACGAATACCGGCATCCATGAGTTCGTCACTTTGAAGCGTGGTATCGAACCCCTCAAAACCGTCGTTCGCCACTGAATACTGAAACGAAAGAACCACTTCACTTCCGCGCTGAACATAGATAATGTCATTACCGAAACTCGCCGGCCTGACTTCGGCAACGCCGACACTGTCCACAGGAAACGTTCCGATATCAACTGCACTGATCGGAACCGAGTCCTGCCCCCCGTTCAACTTCGACATACCGCCGAAAGTTCCGACAGCAAGGAACGACCGAGTCCCTACAAAAAACCGGATCCGAGGCGTACCTTCACCTGTCGCCTGTATGGGCTGAGAGATCGCATCCTCCGGATCGCTGCCAAGCGTAAACACATCATATCTCGGAGATCCATCGGTCGTATCAGGAGACATAGACCCATCCACGACATCGGGGTCATTGTCCCCGCCGCCAAAGAAAAGGCGGCCGCCATAGAGACCAACCGCACGCGGGGCATTCCCTGCAAGTGCCACGATGCCTCCGCTCGTATACGCGGTATGAGACGTTGAGTTCTCGCCATCCAGAGTAAACGTATCTGGATCGACAACCGTCACAACAAAGTATCTGTTATTCAACTGGGTCATACCGACAATGTCTTCGATGAACACTTCGTCTCCAGTAGAGAACCCATGCCCTACGCAGGTTATTGAGGCCGGGTTTGCCTGAGATGCGCCAGTGATGGCCTTCTGCTCAAACGGGTCGTTCGTGCGCGTGTAACTCGCGAGGGTCCAGTTGGTATTAGATAGGCGCGTCAACTTACGCGGCATATGCACGCCGTCAACGAGGTACTGAACGTCGTTGATACCGTCCATCATAATCTTTTCCGCCTGAATCTGCGTGTAGGGAGTGGCGATCTCGTAAACGCGGGCCGTCGTGCCGCCGGATGTAAAGGCAGTAAACGCTCCGGTATTGATCGCATTTCCGTCAAGATCCGTGAGGGAGAAGGTGTCGTTATTGATGCGCACGACCAAGTAGAACGCGCCGTTTAACTCCGTCATCCCGCCAACGCCCTCGATATAGACTTCGTCACCGGTAGAGTATCCGTGGCCGACAATCGTAATCACGCCTGGGCTTGCCTGCGTAATCCCGGTAATCGTTTTAGCAGTCTCGGTAATCACGCCTTCCTGCGCGTAGAAACGCATATAGTAATCAGTGAATCCGAGAACAAAGGCTTGGTCGTCATTGAAAACGAAAGGCCACATTGTAGCCGGAAGATTGCGCCGGGTAAGGCAGACGTGAAGAAATCCGGGCCGGAACTCTTGGCCGCCCTGGACTTGGGTGATGGTGTTGTGACCTTGCAGCAGGCCGGACTTGAGGATCTTTAAGTCTTGGCGACCGATGATCTTTTCGGTCAGGATCCCTGACTTGAAGTCAAAAAAGGGGGCGTTAAGGATAGACATATTACCCGCTTGTGTATCTGCGTCTGGCGCGAAGCATCGCACTTTCGCGAAACGCGCGAGGCGGGTTGTTCTTTCCATTTACTGCCTGGGCTTCAAGACGAGCGGTCTTTTCCAACGCACGGACCGCATTCGCGACCGTCTGGTTCTTGGTCAGAATAAATACCGTATTCGACGCCAGAACGTGCGCGAGATACATGATAAACGTGGCAGGGTATTTCGCAACGTCATCTGTGTCCTTGACGTAACCGATCTGCAAAGACTCGTCGCCGCCGTTATCGATAAGCAGTTTATCGCCTTCGATCGTGAAATAGTATTGGTCTAATGGAAGCGTCTCGTCCGCTATGAAATTGAGCGAAACGAAGTCATTAGGGAGCTGATACTGGTCTACATACCCGAACGCCGGGGCGGGATCGACTAAGGTAATCGTGGCTCTCGTAGATGCAAAATTCCAAGGGAATCCTTCGAGAGCTTTCCTGCGGGAAACCGAATACCACCGATTCATGGTGGATGCGATACGGTCATCACCCGGCATCTCGACATCGTCGATGATCTGTGTACCGATAATGTCGAGAGCTAAATTCGCGACTTCTGTTGGTGATGTGGGTGCTGACGGCATGAAACTCTCCTTGGTGGGGGCTAGGGGGCGGGCTCATGGAAACCCGCCCCCATAACTCGGCGAAGGAAAAGTTATGCCCCGTTAACTAACCGCAAACGAACTGTCACAACCCCGGTAGCGCCGGGAGCCGCGACAGCGGTAAGAGCCAACATATACGACTGACGCTCCGCCGACCCATCCGCAATCGTGGAGATATCGCACAGACGTTTTCCGATGTTGGTGACACCGATACTTTTCAGTGCGTCGTGGCCCGCCCCAGGCACAAGTGCCGAAGACAGATCCGCGCCGTCAACCAAAAGATCCTTGTCCAACACCGCGCCGCCATGCTCGTCCGTCTCGTACAGACCGAGGTCTGCATCGGTAAGGCCGGTAATGGCTTCGCAGTTGATTTCACCTTCGACCGGAATATAGTTCGAGGGAACTTGTCCGATGCGATAGATGGAACCGGCGCCATCGCCGTTCGTGATCGCAATTTGCGCCACGATGACGATTTCATCGGAACCCGAAAACTTGTAGCCCGCATAGGGCTTTGTCTGGTAAGGCTTTTTATCGACTGCCATGTTATTCTCCGATCTTTAAAAGGTTAAGGTTTAAGACCCCGACTTAGGAGTAGAAAGTCGATGTGTCTTTGACAGCCGTCTGGAACTTAATAACCTTACGGCCATCTGAACGGACTGCGCCGGCCGTCAGCGTCAAGCGCAGGCGGACCGTCGAAATCTTGGTTTCTTTCAGCGGAATGATCTCGAACTGCACACCATCGGACGCCTGACCATAAATCAGAGCATCGTTGGCGAGAGCGATACAGTCGCGGATCGCGGTGGCCTCATTGAGCATCTTGCCCGTTTCAGCCTGCGCACCGAAAGACACGATGTTCATTCCCATAACCTTCTGGAAACCGGATCCGTTGCCCGCGGGAGCCGCGTTCTGAGGATAAAGTCTCTGGAAGTCCCCGGAGATAAGGGTCGTCAAACCACCCATATCGTACTGCTCGTCTTCGGAGATTACGAACTTAACGTTACTCATGCCGTCCGGCTGAATAACCTCAGTACCGGTAAATCTGTGGTTGATCTTGCGGAGAATGGCATCAGTGACACCACCCGTCGCGTCAAGAACAATACCGTTGTCCTGCGCAAAGGTAAGCGTGCTGTCGCCCTTTTCGCCGTACTTCACATCGGCAAACGCGGCGGCCATACCGACCTTATCCAGAAAACGATAAGAAGCCTTCATCATTTCCTGGGTGATAAGGGCACTGGGGTTTGAATCTGTGGTCTTCTTGAACCAGTGCTCGTCGTAATCGATCTCAATAATCATGCGATCGGTGTCGAGCTTCCGGCGGAAGAAGTTGGCAGACGTACCGACTGACGCGGCATTGACCGAGTTATCAATGCGGTAATCGACAGGAGCGATACCGTCTACGAAAAGCTGTTTTCCTTCAACTGTGACATTGGCGAATCCGCCAAACAAGCGAGTGTTGCTCTGCTGCGGGATCTTGAGAAGATTTCCGAGGTAATCGTCTTTGAGGACTGTTTCGAGTCCTGCGTAATCGTTGCGCATGATGCTCTCCTTCGTGAAACGTTTTAATTATAAAAGTATCAATAATTTTCAACGCTCCCCGAAGGCTGCGGACGCTTTCGCGCTACCCGAAACTTTTTCGGACGTTTCAATACTCGAAACAATTACTCGAAAATCTTTTCAATGTCAACACTTTTTATGAAAAAAGATCGATGCCTGCCGCATCCGCTTTCGCGCCGACCTCTCGCATCTGACGATTCAGTTCGGCGAGGCGCTGATCTTTTACGTGCTGCGGAATCGTAGTGTCCGCGCGCACCGCCTGTTTCGTAGACGAAAGTTCTTTGTAATCTTTTTTCAGGTCTCCGGACCCGCCACCTGGAGGCGGAGGGGGCGGATTCTTAATCTTGTGTTCACCGATAAACTTATCGTGGATCGCCTTCGACAAAGCAATCGCAACCGTTTTGGCCTCGGGCGCCAGACTCTTGAACTTCTGCATGACGTGTTTTGTGTCCTTATCAAGCGTCTGCTCGATAACGTCCTCAAACTGCGCCATCGCTGTCGGGGCCTTGTCGCCAAACGTAACCGCCACAAGCTGACTGTACGCTTTCTCCGTCTCAGCCCTCTTATCCAAAAGTGGTTTCTGAAACTCGAAGACCATGAGCTCCAGATCGTGAATCAGTGCCTCGCCGACATCCTTCGGGATGCCGTGCTTCTGGAGAAGGACCTTCGTTTTGTTGTCCAAATTCGCATCGCGCTGTCTGTCCTTCAAAACCTCGATCGTCTTGAACTGATACGCTTCCGGGGCGTCAGGGACTCCCATCTCTTTTAGATACTGCTTCTTTTCTTCGGGAGTAGCGGAAGCCCACGGTTTGAGAACTTCCTTTTTCCCGATAAGAGTCTGCGCGTTGGCTAACTGCTGCCAAAGTTCTTCGGGCGATTTAACCGCCTGCGCCCACGGCTCTTTCGCGTACTGCTCCGGGACCTTAAAAGTATTGTCATTCTTTGGGGGCGGAGCAGGCGGCGCGGGCGGAGTCGTCGGTGGCGCAGGCGGTGCAGGTGGCTCGACAGGAGGCACAACAGGCGGAACGGCCGGGGGTGTAGGATCAGGCATGATTATTTTCCTTCGCTTTTAGGTTCAATGTGCTTTTCAATTTCGGAGACAAGTTTTTCGGGGAGAAACGGGCGCAGATCAAGGTACACTTCGATCCGGCCTTGAAGCGCCCAACTGATTTCGTTATTCAAAAGCCCCTGCTGAGTGGTGCGCATCGGTGACTGGTTATGCCCGCAGAGTTTTCGGATGTGATCGAAAACGAGTTTGCCGTCTTCGGTGTCAGCTATTCGTGAATACGCCTTGCGCAGAGTGTCTATGCGCTCCTGTGTCTTACGCATATACTCTGCGACTTCTTCTGCCCTCTGCTTTAAAGGCACGCGTGCTTTTTCGGGATCTAAATTTGCGTCCATGATATTTCCCTTCGCCTTACTGGTTAAGCCGCGGACGGTATGCCCGCGCCCATTTCTGCTACATTACGCTGCGCCCCGGTCTGTGCCGCGGCCGCCTGCGCATTACTCTGTGCCGTCTGAGACTGAATCCTTCGTGCCTCAAGCATCATCGCCTGCTGCTGCATCTCTCCACGGCGACGCTGAATTTCTTGAACCGTCTTGGCATCATTGACCATAACGATATCCGCGGAAGTCAACTGGCGTATTTTCTCTGCTGTGCCCGCAACGTTGATCGTATCGCGAAACTCGGGGATCTGAACGCTGAGTTCACCCATAAGCTGCAAATAACTGATCGCTGCCTGGAGTGCTTCACTTCTCATGATTCTCGCCGCGGGGGATATGAACTCAAATTCATACCAGTTAAGCCCCTTGGAGATAAGCGCCCATATTTCATCCGGAATTTTAAACGGTGTGTGACCGTTTGCAAGAAGTGCTTTCACTTTCGGGTCATTCAAATTACCTGGATCCTGAACGCCAAGAAGCCCCATCGAAAACAGAATATCCATCGCGCGCTCAAAACACTCAACCATAAACTTCTGCGCTTCGACGTAAAGAGACGCTGTCGCGTCCGCGCGAATCGCATTCAGGATACTGACTTCCGGGACCGTCTTACGTTGATCGGTTCCGAGAGAATAAAACTTATCCAGAAGAAAATACCGATCCACTTTTTCGTACAGCATCTCAAGCCATTCCAGAATCACGCGTAGATCGCCGACCGTATACAGCGGGAACACCGGCTTCTCTGTCGGAACCGTCCCTGCGACATTGAATACGCTCAAGGATCCGCCCGAAAGATTAAGGACTTTTCCTGTCAGCGACCCGTTGTCGTAGAGGCCGAGCGGGGGCTTCGCAAGCGCTTCTCCGCCCTCCGCAAGAATTTCGCCCGCGACATTCGCCTGCATAACTGTCGGTAGAGCTTCCATCGCGTAACTGCGCCCGTAGGACTCGTATTCCAGTTTATCGCAGAAAAGAATCGGAATCGGAAACGATTCATACCCGCCCTCCCCAAGATACGCGTTATCGTTCGGCATGAACTCATGGACCGCATACGGCATCGAAAGTTTACCTTTGGCTGCCTTTGGATTCTTACGAGGAAGGATGTACTCGCTGACAACAAAACGCGTCTTTCTGTCGTTCTGTTTATAAGCGTTCAGGACCGTTGACGGAACCTTTTCTTCACCGAATTTATCGACAAGCATATCCGCCGTATCGAACCGGTCGAGAATAATTTGATTGACGTTTCCGTCCTCGTCATATCCGAGATAAAAATAAAGGACTGACTTCTGTTGGTAACGCAAAGGCGATACGTAATCCCCGCGCTGAATCGCCATGCCCGTCGTACCGTAGATCACGTTCTGCTGCATCGCCGCCTTGAGATTGACTTCAAAACGTGATTTCTTGGTTTCGTGATACCCCGCAAAATCATTCGAGATCCTGACGTAATAATCTTTATTTTCCTTCGTGTCTGATACGGCGCGCGGCGGCACAATTTTGACAGTTCCTCGCTCACCTTTCCAGATCGACCCCATGATCGCGGACGCCGCACTCTTGGCCGAAAACCCGCCGACGTTATCGGTGATCGAACCGTCGTTCAGGAACTCGCCCTGAAAAACTTTGTTCTGCCCGACGGGCGCATTCTGCTTATGTGTCTGGTAAAAATACTGGGTGAGAATCCGATACTGGGTATCGAACATGGTTTTATCTTCGATGAACCTCTGGCGGGTACTGATAAGGCTCGAAAGAATTTCAGGCTGAACAAGTGGGTCTTTCATCTTAACACCGTCCCGGAGACCTGAGCATCCGTGATGTCTTCTCCAAGAGTGGACGTATAGACCGTCCCGCTGCGGTACATTCGTTTCTTGGCGATTTCCTGAGCTTCCGCGTCCGTGATGACTCCTTCGGGCGGCGCGTTGGAGATCGGGTCGCCCGCGCCTTTGGGGGCTTCCTCGTCTTTCATTCCGTAGGCGTCGCTGACGTTGACAAGCGCACTGTCGGCGCCGGTAACAAGTTCACCAAAACCGAAACCAAAAGGATCAAGAACCGTGGATATAATTTGAGACATGGGCGAATCTCCTACCGGACATACAGTTCACTGGGTGTTGTTTTTTCGCCTACGATCACTTGCCTTCTCCGCGTTGCAAACACACTTGCCTGTCTTGACGACTGAATATCTGCCACGTGAATTCGCGCGACCGATGTTCTGCGCAAGACCGGATAGGCGAACGTAAGGGCCGCCGCATCCGAGATGTCCGGTGATATTCCGGAGTTATCTTTGCGAATTGTAATCTTGCTCGGCAGAGAAAGCAACCCCTTACTTCCGCTTTGTGAAAGATCAGGGATCATCGCGAGGTCTCGGCAGAAAAGTTCATCATCCGGGATATCGGCTCCGCCTTCCTGGAACCAGTCGCGCAGGTATCCGTACATCTGCGCACGTTTGTTTTTGTATAACTCGGGCTCAAGGGCTGCCTCCCCAAAATGGACAGTCTGTGTTTTTGGCCCATACCCGAGTTCTTTCAGTCTGTCGCGGCATCCGTACCCGTAGGCCACGTCCAGAAAAACCATATCGATATCTTCCTTGTCCACGGCCGTTGAAATGATTCCGGCAAGGCGCATGGGTTTCATTTCTGTAAAAACTTTATACCAGAGAATTTTCTTTCCCTGCCTGAGAACAAGGGCCGTCCTGTCGCCGGCATCTGCTCCGTCCACCCCGAGAATTTTGGGCGCTAAGGGGTCTGGTTCGATTTTTAATTTACGGGCGGCCTCGACGTACTCCGGCTTGATTAGGCACTCGCCTGTGGTCACAAACGCGTCCATAAGGTGCATCGGATACTCTTGTCTGAATTTCCAGAGGTCTCCGCCGAACTCGTCTTCGATTTTCCTGCGGCGCCAGTAAATCTGCCACAAATTGATTCCGTAAGTTTCCATCATCTGATCTTCTTCGGCCGTGACGATAAATCCTGGAGGCGGTTGGAGGGCATATTCCGGCTGCCAAAACCACGGAAGAAAAAGAGTCTGCATCCTAGACAGGTCGTTTCTGTTCTGCACCCCCTGCATACACAACCGGTAGAACATCCCATGGACGCCTTTGGCGGTTGACTCGTAGATGATTTCGGATCCGGGGACGTAGGGAACGCCCTGGATAAGACCGGTTTCGAGGTCATCTGTATTCGTGTAGGAGGACACTTCGGAACAATGGAGAAGAAGGGGCGTCATACCGCGGCCGATTTCGTTTGATTCCGCGGACCCGAGCGCATATTCCGAGTCGATCCGGCCGAACTTGAGTTCGATTCTGTTTGACCGTTCGACTTCGGGGCAGAGGACTTCCGGGAGATTCGCGTACATTCGCTTGACCATATCGAAAAGGTACCCGGTCGTTTTGGTCAAGTGGGAAAGGATAAAGACCGAGACACCGCGAAAGAGGGTACACCGGTGTAAAAACCTCGCCGCGACGTAGGTTGATATTCCCTGTTTTCTTCCCTTGACGACTGCCAGTCTTACGGGGTGCCCAGCAGCACGTATCGCCTCGATGAAATTGTGGGTGTAAGTCTGCGCACGGTTGAACCGAAACGGGACGATCTTTCCACCTTCGCGCGGGCGGATCTTACAATACCGCTCGGCCCATGCCGGAAGGTTCTGTTGTAAAAACGCGATTTGTTGTTTGAGTTTATCCGCGTCACTCTGCACTATCAGGCTCCGGGGTAAGTTCGATTACGCCTGAATCGGCGGGTTCCGCATCCTGATTGTCGGATGCGGTAAGAATGTCGTCGAGAGTGAGGTTCACGTTCACGGTTTCGGAGGACTGTTTAGGCCGGCCCATGACGCGGTCAAGGAGGCGGTCGACATCATCTCCATCCCCGAGCGCACCACGGCGCGCGAGATTCTTCGCCGCGGCCTCGATATAGGTCATTTTCGAGAGTTCTTCTGGGGTGTAGGGCTCAATACGGACGGTCTCCATGACGGTACGCATGATCGCAAGTTCGGCGTGTTTCTTGACGTGTCCGTGATCTTTGATCTTGACCATGACGCCCGACTCCATTTTGCACTCAATGATGTGCCCGCGGTGGTCAATTTTCTTTATGGTCTTCTGGGGCTCCAGATCGGTGTCCTGTTCACCCCGCGGGCAGTGCCCGGTTCCCGCATCTCCTGAACTTCCCGGAACAGGTTTTACGGGTTCCGGGCGGCTAAGGGGGCGACCGGGGATAGTTGGAGGGACAAAAGGGTTAGCGCCCCTGGACACAGGTTTACTCTCTGGGAGACTAAACGCATTGTCCAGGGGCGCGGTCATAACTTATTACAGATTCCCAAACGCACTGCCTGCACTCGCGGGCGCAGGCGGTACCGCAGGCTGTTCCACGGCGGGCTCAGGGGCCGCGGGCGTTTCTAACGCACGGGCTTCCTCGGGCGAAAGAGGTCCAGAGACCTGTCTTGCCGAGGGCGTCTTGGGTGTGTTCAAGGGTTTTTCTGAAAGGGACTCAAATTCGCTCAGGAGAGAATCGGAGTTCGCGCTGATCGCGCCCTTACGGTACCGGTCAAGTTCCGGCATCTGACGGCCTTTTCCGGCAACGTAACCCTCGTACTGCTTCTCATAGCCCTTCGGGTCTTCTTCGTAAAGGGCAACCATCTGACGCGCGTACTCAACATTGTGGAACTCGCGCACCTTGATTGGATATTCCCACTGTCCGACGTAGGATTCCAGTTGCTCAATCGTCATGACCCGAAGCGGAATCCCGTCAATGTCCGCGGGATTATCGCGGTTGATGATCTTTTCGGTCTTGGCCTCGTAAATACGCAGCCAACCCGTCCCTTCCCGTCCGAGTTTCTGATTGAGAAACTGAGGGGCCAGAAAGTTCCGCAGAATAAACCACGGCGTTTCCGCGCCCTTACGATCCACTTCAAATACCGCATCGAACGTCCGGCGTTCCTCAAGCCCGGCAGCATTACGGACGATCGCCGTAATCGTGGCTTTCAGCAGAAACGGCAGACGCACAGGCGTCGCGGATGTTCCCTGAACGGACGGTTTGCTCTCAGTGACAACGAGGGTTGGTTTTTGCGGTGTCTTGGGCGGATTTGCCTTTGCAGGCTTCTGTTGCGGTGATCGTGCCATTTTGTAGGTCCTTTCACTTTTTGTTGAAACGGTGCATAATTTTTCCTTTGAGTGGATTGTAGAAGGCCGTTTTCGCAAAAGTCAAGCAGTTTCGCTTTTTCTAGGTACTTAACGGTTTTTCTAGGGGTGGGGCTTCGGCGGATTGTTTTTGTTGT